CGACATTATAGGGTAAGTGGCAGTAACATCTCGGCCGTTGTGGACAAGCCACATTAGGGCAAAGGGACAGCACTGGATAAGTGTGAAAAAAGTTTGAAAAAGGCAAAAGTTTTCACAAAACTTCCTTGTTCTTCACCCTGGGGGCCGTGTATACTATAGAATAGAAAATCCATAACCAATCCAAAAGTCCGACAGGGAACCACTCTCCTTCCTGTCGGACTTTTTTCTATTGTCAAACGAAAGAAGGTGATGATCGTGGCTGAGATGACAGCAAAGCAAAAGCTGTTCTGTGATGAGTACCTTGTGGACCTGAACGCAACCCAGGCTGCGATCAGAGCCGGATATTCGGAAAGGACAGCATACAGGACGGGAGCGGATAACCTCAAAAAACCTCACATTTGGGAATATATCAAGGCGAGGATGGCTGAGAAAGAGGCCGATCTGATTGCGACTCAGGATGAGGTACTGAAGTATCTCACTGCCGTACTCCGGGGTGAAGAGATGGATGAGAGAGTGTCCATCAACTCGATGGGCGAGGTTGAACGGATCGAAGTCAGACAACAGTCCAATCAGCTCAAAGCGGCGGAAATGCTGGCGAAGAGATACGGTCTCCTGGTGGAAAAGGTAGACTCTACTGTTGACATGGACCTCAACATCAAGATCGACTACGGAGAGGATGCCGAGTGAATATCAATGTCAAGCTGAACCCCTGTTTCCGGGAGGTCAATCAGAGCGACAAGCGATATATCGTGATGAAGGGGTCGGCCGGCTCCGGGAAGTCGGTGGACACGGCCACAAACTACATCCTCCGTCTGATGAAGGATCGGGGCCGGAATCTGGTGTGCATCCGAAAGTCGGACATCACCAACCGGGACAGCACCTTTGCGGAATTGACGGGCGCTGTGTACCGTCTGTTCGGGGAACATGCTGATAAGTATTGGCAGATCAATATGTCCCCTCTGAAGCTGACATGCGTACACAACGGGAACCAGATCATTTTCCGGGGAATGAACGATGACAAGCAGCGGGAAAAGCTGAAGTCCATCACATTCCAGAGGGGCAAGTTGACCGATGTCTGGTGTGAAGAGGCAACGGAGCTGACGCAAGCCGACCTGGAGATCATCGATGACCGTCTTCGTGGTGAACTTCCGGCCGGCCAGTTCTATCAGATCAGAATGACCTTCAACCCAGTGAGCAAGAATCACTGGATAAAGAAGGTCTTTTTCGATATCCCGGACAAGAATGTTCTGTGCCATCATTCGACCTATCTGGACAACAGATTTATCGATGAAGCGTACCGGCATCGTATGGACCGCAGAAAACAGGTGGACCCGGAGGGCTATCTGATCTACGGTCTGGGAGAATGGGGTGAGATCGGCGGTCTGATCCTTAACAACTGGGAGGTCAAGGATATCTCTCAGGACCCGGCGGACTATGATGATTTTGCCTATGGTCAGGACTTTGGTTTTAACCATGCCAATGCGATCCTGGGTGTGGGCACAAAGGACGATGACCTGTACATCACGAAAGAACTGTATGAGTTTGAGAAAGACACAAACGAACTCATCAGCATTGCCCGGAGCATCGGCATCGATCCCGGAAAACAGATGTGGTGCGATTCGGCAGAGCCGGACAGGATCATGATGTGGATGAGGGCCGGATTCAGACGGGCGAAGGGTGTCAACAAAGGCGGTTCTTCCGGGTCTGTGAAGGCTCAGATCGACTGGCTCAAACAGAGAAAGATTTATGTCCACCCGTCTTGTGTCAACACCATCAAGGAACTCCAGCAGTGGAAGTGGAAAAAGGATGAGCGCACCGGGGAGTACCTGGATGAACCTGTTCCCTTCCAGGATGACGCTATGGCCGCTCTTCGGTATTCCGTGGAGGGATGGCGTAAGATGACCGGCAGAGCCGGAGCCGCAAGGAGGCTTTAAGATGCCTTGCCCCCATAACTTTATCAAGATCAACGATGTGTCAGTCTGCAAGCGATGTGGGCTGACTTTTACTTTTGATGGGAAAGTCGTGTTTGACCGTCCCATTGCCAACTACGGCAGCAAGACCAGGAAGAAACGGAGGAAGAGATAATGCCCAGACTGGAAAGCGAACTGTACCCGGATTTCCAGGCAGAGATTGACTACATCGATGCAAACGGGATCAATGACGCCATGCTGAATCATATCATCGAAAAGCACGGCGCAAACAGGCAGTACAACTGGAACCTGCACAAGCGATATGAAGCGCTCCAGGGTCAGGTCCCCATTTTCACCAGAGAACCCCGCTTTGACGAAGAGAACCCGGTGAACAACACCGTCAACAATGACTTCTTCGGTGAGATCGTGGACTTCAAGACTGGCTACTTTGCCGGAAAGCCCATTCTGTACAGCTACGCCGACACCACGGAGAGCAAGGAAGACTCCGGCGGCGAAGTGCAGCGGGATGAAGCCAGCAAAGAACTGAGCGACTTTGCTACCCGGAACAATATGTACGATGTGGACATGGACATCACGAAGTTCGCCGCCATTGCCGGATATGCCGGCCGGATGTTCTACTTTGACACGGACGGCCAGGAGCGGACGATGGCGCTGCCCTCCTATGAGACCATCGTCCTGTCCAGCACTGAGATCACGGAGCCGAAGTACGGCATCCGCTACTACAAGACGGTGGGCCTGGGCGGTGAGGAAATCTGGAAGGCTGAGTTCGATGACGGCAAGATGATCCGCTTCTATGAGGGTTGCATGGGCGGTCTGTCGGAGGTCCCGGAAAAGGCCATGCCCAACCTGTTCGGGTACTGTGCGATCCAGGGTATTCCCAATAACTCCGAAATGCTGGGTGATGCGGAAAAGGTCATGGAACTGATCGATGCCTATGACCGTACCCTGTCCGATGAGAACAATGAGGTGGAGTCCTTTGCCAACGCCTATATGGCATTTGAGAATGTGGACATCACCGATGAGGAAATCAGGAAGGGCCAAAAAGCCGGTGCGTTCCAGTATTACAGCGCCGGCAATCAGCCCGGTTCCATCCACTTCATCACGAAGGACATCAACGATGCGTTTGTGGAGCATCACCTGGACCGTCTGGAGGAAAACATCTATCGGTTCTCCAAGACCCCCAACCTGTCCGATGACCACTTCAGCGGCAATGCTTCCGGCGTGGCTCTGAAGTTCAAGCTGACGGGTCTCGAAACAAAGTGCGGTATGTTCCAGGCAAAGATGACCTCGGCCGGTGTCTACATGTTCAAGCTGCTGGCCGGGAGTTGGAGCAAGAAACGGATCACGGTCGATCCGCTCCAGTGTTTCATGACCTTCAAGCGGAACTTCCCGGTGGATGCTCAGGGTGAAGCGGCAGCGGTCCAGGCAATGATCAACTCCGGCCTGCCCAAGCGCAAAGCCTTTGAGCAGTATTCCTTTGTGGATGATGTGGAGGAAATCATGATGCTCATCGAAGAGGAAAAGGGGGATGTCCCCTCTCTGATGGACGATCTGCCGGAGGATGATGAGGAAGAGGTGGGCCAGAATGACGGCATCGAAGGAAACGCTCGAAAAGTATCTGGTACAGCTCAGGAGAATTGAGGATCACCGGGAAAAGGGTGCTGAGAAGCAAATACGCAAGCTGTACAAGGGTTTGCTCAAAGAGGTGCAGTCTTTTCTCGGCGAACAGTATATGGCCCTTGCGGAGGATGACAAGCTGACTTTTGCCATCCTTCAGCAGCACGGGGATTATGCCCGGTTCCTGGAAGAGGTGGAACAGCGGCTAAACAGTCTGTCCATGCAGACGGCCCAGACCATCCGGGACACCGTGGAGCAGACCTATGCTGCCATGTACAACGGTATGATCGAAGCGGTCAACAGGTCCACTACATCGGAGGAACTGCGGGCCGCTTTTCAGGGCCTCCAGTCCGCAACGCCTGAGATCATCAAGCGGGCGGTGGAGAATCCCATTTTCGGCCTGACGCTCAATGACCGATTGGAGCGGAACCGCCGGGATGTCATTTACAACATCAAGCAGCAGATCGGAATCGGTCTGACAGAGGGCGACCGTTTCAGTACGATGGCACGGCGTATCTCGGAGCAGCTTGATATGGACTATAACAAGGCGGTCAGGATCGTCCGTACTGAGACGCATCGGGTCATGGAAGCCGGCGCTCAGGACAGTGCGGGGCCGATCCAGGACAAACTCAAAGAGACCGCCGCTCCCTATCGTCTGGTGAAGATTTGGCGGACGATGGGCGATGAACGGGTCAGACCGCAGCGGCGGTATCGGACGAAAAAGGGCTGGAAGACCGCAAAGAGCAGACGGGGGCCGAACCATGTGAAGATGAACGGGGCGACCGTTCTGATGGATGAGGCCTTTGACCTGGGCAACGGGGTCACGGCTCTGAGACCGGGAAGCTCCGGCGTGGCCGGCCACGACATCAACTGCCGCTGTAAGTGTGTGGAAAAGCTGATGAACGATGAAGAGTTCTTTCAGGCCACCGGGCGGCATTTTGAGGATGCCACCTTGACAAATGAGGGAAATAATGGTATGAATAGGGTGGATGGGGCTGTGCCTATGTCCACCTATTTCAACAGTTCCGACCCGTTGAGCAAACGGGCAAAGAAAGTAAAGCCGATAGACGGATATGAGGACATCTTCATTCACGGAGACGCCACCGGCTTCACGGTTTACGATGCCAACGGAAGAGAAGCGGCAAGATATACCCCGAGAGAGTTTGCGGATGTACTGAAACAGGACCCGAACTATCACGGCGGGCCGATCCGTTTGTGTTCCTGCGGAACTGGAGCAAAGGATTCGATCTCGGCAGCGGCTCTTGCAAGACAGCTCGGCGTTGATGTGCTTGCTCCGTCTGATACGCTTTGGATTCATGCAGACGGTAGGATGAACATCGGTGCGGATGAGTTCGATGACAGCGGTGAGTGGATTCTGTTCAAAGGAGGGGAATGATCGTGATTACCATCGGCAAGTTCAAAGAGACATATAATGACGATAGACTTCCCTCTATCTTCACGGCGATCCACGATGATCCGCCTGAGAACAAGGCGAAGATTTTGGCGTATCTGAAGAGCGGCAGAGAGGGCGCTATGGCTCCCGGCTATCTGTATGACCGGGTATCGAATGGCGCTACGCTGATCCGCAATCCTGTGTGCTACAACGATGGCGTCTATATGTGGAGGTCCGATGTGATCTACTACTATGAGAAGTACAACATCGATCTCCCGGAAGACTTCATCAAGCATGCTCTGAAACATTAACTACATACCTGCAAAAGCACTCTTGAAAAAGGGTGCTTTTTTTATGCTCTTTTTTATTGACTAAAGCATCTCGATTCAAAAAAGGGGTGCTTTTTTCATATCAAAAATAATCTATAGAAAGGAATGAGGAAAATGTCTGTTCAGTCTGTTAAAGCAACGATCAACGGTCAGGAAGTAACTCTGACTCTGAACTCCAGCACGGGCAAGTATGAGGCGACTGTCACTGCTCCCGGCAAGTCTTCTTTCAATCAGGCCGGCGGTTATTACCCCGTGTCTGTGACTGCTACCGATGACGCCGGAAACTCGACCACCGTGGATGCCAACGATTCCACACTGGGCGCGAGTCTGCGCCTGGTAGTTAAGGAGAAGGTCGTACCCGTCATCACCATCACCGGGCCTACTGCGGATGCCTACCTTACCTCCAACAAGCCGACCATCACCTGGAAGATCACCGATGATGACTCTGGTGTCAATCCCGATACCATCAGCATCACGATCGACAGCGAGACCTACACCGATGGTATCACGAAGACTGCCGTGTCCGGCGGTTATGAGTGCAGCTATGCTCCCGCTACTGCCCTTACGGACGGCACCCATACCGTCAAGGTCAATGCTCAGGACAACGATGGCAATGTGGCTGTCGAGAAGAGTGTTGCGTTCATCGTGGACACCGTGCCTCCCGCTCTGGATGTTCCCAGCCCTGTCGATGGCAGCGTGACCAACAAGGCATCTTGTGTGGTTTCTGGTACTACCAACGACTCCACCTCCAGCCCTGTCACTCTGACTGTCAACGGCGAGGTCGTGGAAGTCGGCAGCAATGGCTCTTTCAGCAAGACCATTACCCTTACCGAGGGCGAGAACACCATCACGGTCATCGCCACGGATGCAGCCGGCAAGTCTACCACTGTGGTCCGCAAGGTCACTCTGGACACCGGCGCACCTGCCTTCCAGTCCGTCACCATCACCCCGAACCCTGTGGACGCAGGCAAGACCTACATCATCTCCGTGTCCGTCACGGATATCTGATATGGTCACTCGACTGTGGGGGAAGGCCGACTCTTTTGAGTTGGTCTTCTCCCCCATTGGGGAATTGTGGCAGACAGAAGTCCCGGCAGACCTGGAAGATGGTCAGTATGTCGTGGAGCTGTACTGCGAGGATGACGGGGGAAACCGGGCCTACTGGACCGGGATTCTGTATCTCAACAAAAGCGAATGCGTCAAGGTACGCATCGTAGCGGATAAGTTCAAGTTGTGGCTTGTGGCCGATCTGGAGACTGTCATGGAAAGCGACCAGAAAGTGTGGCTGCTGCCGGACGGCATCGACCTGAGCATGACTTGTGTGGATTATGTGGGCAGGGGGTGAAAGGTATCCTACAGCGTGATTTTCTTTTAGGTGAACGGAAGTATATCAAGTTAAAAGCGACATCCTGCGATGACGCTCCCGTTGTCATTACGGATGCCACCTACCGTTTGAGCAAGGACGGAACACTTGTACACTACGGGGCCTGCGAAGTGAACGGGAATGAGTTTATGGCTCTGATCGAGCCGACTGAGGTAGGCGATTACACGCTGGAAGTGGAGTACACCGTAGCCCCCGAAACCCGGAAGGTGAGGGTGGCGATCCATGTCTCTTAAACTTCTAAACGCATCGCTTACCCCGAACACCGTATACACGGGCGGAAAGTTTGTCATCAGCATCGAAGTCTATGACGATGTTTTTGAGTTTGCTGAGACCTATCCCGTGTACGACAAACACCAGGGCTTTGCCGATATCGAACAGACTGTCGGCGGCAAGCTGAGTGAAATCAAGTAAGTTATAAACGGTGGGCTATTTTGCCGTTACTCGACCCGTAGAGGGGCCGTGGGACGGTTTTTTAGAACTCTGAGTATAAATCTGTGTGGGCTGTGAGAAATGTCACAGAACTCAAATATGGAGGAAATAAACATGACGATCGAAGAACTGAAGAAACTGCTCGAAGAGGGCAAGATCACCAGAGAACAGTTCAAGGCGATGGCGCTTGCCATTGACCCGGACTTCAAGGATGAAGAGGAACCGGGCAAGGACAAGGGGCCTGATGTGGACATCGAAAAGATGATCCAGCAGGCGGTTGACCGTGCCACGAACAAGCTGGGCAACGACAACAAGCGGCTCCGGGAAGAACTGGAGAACATCAGAAAAGAAAAGCTGACTGCCGAAGAGCGGGCTGAACTCGAAAAGAAACAGGAACGGGAACAGTTCGAGCGGGAGCGGGCAGAGTTTCGCATGGAGAAGAACAGGCTCTACGCTATCAAAGCTATAAAGGCGGCTGGCCTGGATGACGGAAGTGATAAGGCACTGGAGCTTGTCAACTTCGTGCTGGGTTCCGATGAACAGGAGACCGATGCCCGTGTCAAGGCCTTTGGCGACCTGGTGAAGAAGTTTGTCGGTTCTGAGGTCGAGAAAACTTTCAAGGGGGCAGGCAGGACCCCCGGCAAGGGCAGTTCTGCCGATGCCGAACCGAATCCCTACAGCAAAGAACACTTTAATCTGACGAAGCAGATGGAACTTGAAGCCTCCGATCCCGACAAGGCAAAGAGACTTCAGGCTGCCGCTCTGAGCATCAGATAAAAAACCAAAACGCATGGGAGCGCCTGAGAAAGGGCGCTTTTTTAATGCAAAAAATCATTTCATTAGGAGGTTTTAATCTATGGCTATCACTACTTATTCCAACATGCAGATCGTCCCTGAGAAGTTTACGGCCTACACTCTGGATCGTACCACTTCCAAGTCTGCTATGGTCCGCTCTGGCATCGCCACTGCTGACAACATCGCTTCTCAGCTGATCAACGGCCTGCCCGCCGGCGGTCGTTTCATCACCATGCCCAACTTCAACCACCTGGAGGGCGATGATGATGTCTTCTCTGAGACCGCTCTGACCGCCAGCAACATCACCACCGGCTCCTGCTCCGCTACCATTCTGATGCGTCAGAAGGCTTGGGGTGCTACCGACCTGGCCCGTGTTCTGGGTGGTGCCGATCCTATGGCTGCCATCGGCAATCTGGTTTCCGACTGGTGGCTGGAGAAGGAACAGGCCATCTACCTGTCCGTTCTGAAGGGTCTGCTGGACCCCTCCGCCGGCTGTCTGAAGGATCATGTCAATGACATCTCCGCTCTGTCCGGCGAGGCTGCCTGCATCTCTGTGGCCGCCGCTCTGGACACCAAGCAGGCTCTGGGCGATCATGCCTCTTCCCTGGGTATGGTCTTCATGCACTCTGCCGTGTACACCTACCTGCAGAAGAATCAGCAGATCACCACTGAGTACGATTCCGACCTGAAGATCAACATCGACTTCTACCTGGGCTATCGTGTCATCGTGGATGACGGCATGCCTGTTTCTGAGGGCGTGTACACCACCTACTTCCTGGGTGCCGGCGCTCTGATCCGTCAGGACGGTACTCCCGCCGGTTTCGTTGGCACTGAGACCGACCGTGACAAGCTGGCTGCCACCGACTACCTGATCAACCGCCGCTGCATGGTCATCCATCCCCGTGGCTGTTCCTGGAATGTCAACGCCACTTATCCCGATGGCCTGTACTACCCCACCAACACCATGCTGGCCGATCCCGCCAACTGGACTCTGGCCACCGATCACAAGAAGGTCGCTATGGCCGCTCTGGTCCACAAGATCGGCTAAGTCATTTTCGTGACTTCACGAAAATGATGCTGAAAGGAGGTTGAGTATGTCGGCAACATTCTGGAACAGACGGAGAAGACTGGCACAGGCCGAAAAGGAAAAGACTGCCCCCTCTGTTGAGGTGGTCGAGTCCAAAAAGCCCGCTGTCAAGTCTACCCGTAAGAAAGCGGGTGCATCCAAATGACCAAAGATGATATCGCTGGCCTGGGCCTCCCTCTTGAACTGGACGATGTGACCGTCCTGGCCGTGGAAAGCGGTCTGGAGTGGATCGAGCAGAATACCACCCTGGAACTTGACCTGACTCAGCCTTTGCCTGGAAATGTGAAGCTGTTTCTGGTCAAGTTTGCCGGGGTCGTGACGGCCGATGAACGGGTCACAAGTGAGAGTGTGGGCGGTCTGAGTCAGTCTTTCAGTACGGAGACTTCCGCTGCACTGATCCGCCGGTACGCAAGCGAACTTCTGGGTGGTTACTATTCCGCCGTTCGGTTCGTGACTGCGACAAGGCGGTGGAAGTGATGGGTGTCACCGTCAAAACGAAGAGAGATGACTTCCCGAAAATCCGGGCGACCGTCCAGGCGCTCAACGGGAAAACGGTCAATGTGGGGGTCCTGAAAGGGGAAAGCCAGTGGCTGGCCGGCATCCACGAATACGGATGTCGTATCCCAGTTACGAAGAGGATGCGGGCCTATCTGCATCATCGGGGAATCCACCTGAAGGAGTCCACAAAGGAGATCGTGATCCCGGAGCGATCCTTTCTCCGGGCCGGGTTCGATGCCAACCAGAATGAAATCCACAAACTTGCCAGCCGATGGACCGAGATGGTCCTTTCGGACCGGGTGAGTGTGGATGAAGCGATGGAGCGGATCGGACAGGAAGTCGCAGACATCATCTTCGAGCATGCGGAAGCGCTGGATTCTCCCCCGAACTCCAGTTGGACCATCGAAGACAAGGGCAGTTCCAAGCCCCTGCGGGACACCGGCGAAATGATCCGGGGGATCACCTACGAAGTGGAGGGATAAAAGGTGCCAAAAATCTACAACTTTGCGAGGCTCATCAACAAATACAGCGTCACCTTTTGTCTCCATGAGACCCAGGGGGGCTATGTGGCCGGCAAATGGGAACAGGGGGGCGAGCGGGTCCGAGAGATGCGTGGAGCCATCGTTCCCATTGCCGAGCGGAAGGTCTACGACTCCGGGGGAACCTACACGGCCCAGGATCGGGAACTGTACCTGAAAGAACCGCTGAAAGGCAACCTGAGTGACCTGAAAGTGGTCTACAAGGGGAA